AACTTCTTCATTTTAAATCTGTTTTTATTATTTAACTAGAAAATAAATAATAAAAAACCATTTCATGTCTCACATTTTAAATTTCAAACACTGGTTTAAATTAAACGAAGCTGAAGGGGATCCAGGCGAAAATGTAATCCTGCCAACATCTCAATCTCCAGTTGATAAGATGTCTCCTGAAGAAAAATCTCGAGCTGAACTTAATAAATGGGCACAGGATCAAGGAAAGAATTTGATGAATAAAGCAGTACAAGATGATGAACAGATCCGATCAAATAGGGTCATCAAAGATCTTAAAGAAGCAGCAGGTGGATTTAATCTAGGTAAAAATGTGATTAACTTAAGAGGTAACGCTCATCTTCAAACCCTTTTAAAGAAGTTAGGGGTTCTAAAATCTAAAGCAGGACCGCTTGGAGACGGAGTCACTTGTTATTTTAATGGGGAAACTGAAGCAGCTCTAATGTCCCTATGCGGATTAGATCAGATCGATTTTTCAAACCCGGAATCAATGACCACTTTTGTTAAAAGCTGGGTAAATCGAGAAGAGGTTTTGGCGCCTGGTTTTAATAAAAGTTTAATAACTGAGAGGGATCAAGCGATACTGGCTAAAAAACCCGAGTTAAAAGACTATATTGACACTGGATTAATGCGTCCCTATTATGAACAACAATGGGTTGAAGGTGGAGGAAGAGATTACAATGCTGAAGGAAAAATGAATTTAACTGGAGATATTTTAGAGGATATGTATAAATTTAATAGTATAAAAGAGGGAGGACTATCAGACGATCCTCGGGATACTGGACCCGCAGCTCTTGCATGTCCCTATGAATTTGATTCTGCAACTGGAAAGTTAACCTATAACGGGATGACGTACCAGTTAAGTATCAATCCTCATTTACAGAACAGTAAAAGCTTGACAACTGGAACCACTAAGTCCAATAGATGGCACACATCTAGAGGAGTTATCTGGCCAACTTGGAAAGCCGCAGCTGCTGATATGGGAATAAGCAATCCATTAGAAGTAGCAAAGGGATTTTTTGAAATGAAGGACGAATACGCCAAAAGAGTATATGAACTTACATTTTATAATAAGACGGTAAGAGATGCGGGAAGGGAAACACTAAGTACTTTAGTGAATCATTGCATAGGAACGGCGTCATGGGGATCGCCTACACATGCAGAAAAAACAATTGCTAACACTATAAACGCACTCAATGGATTGGGATATTCAGGGCTGGACGACGCAATTCAAAAGATAGGGGATAAGATAGTAACTGAGATCATGCTGGTTGAACAAGTAAAACTTTATCTTTCTTATAAAAATGCTGCAACTTATGGAAGAGGTTGGACTGGCGGCCTAATTAATTTTCATAGATATTTCATTCCGGTATATGCGGACATGCCAGCCAGAGAAAAGTTTCCAGACGAGTACGCTAAACGTGAAAGATCTAAAACTCAAGGTTTTTCTGGACTAGATCAGTTGGCTTAAACTTTTAGAGTATATTTGTATATGAAGAGATTTCAAGAATCAAGTAGATGGATCAAGATGATCAGATACAGATGGTATCTGATGAGGCCCTTTTGGTTTTTAAAATTTCTCCTTTCAAAGAATGGATCTGAGTTAGGATCAACTTTTAGTTTAAGATGCTCTAATATTTGGAAGATTACTACAGGCATAGCTCAATCCCGAATGCATTGGTACTGGACTGAAGAAGAGGTTTGGGATCACTTTAATAAAAAATTTAAAGGATGAAGATTTTAAAAGCCGCAACCTTAATGATGTTTATGATCTCTGTCATTTTAGGAATGGTCTGGATGATTTGGTTCAATGAAACAATTAGATACTTAATTTTAGGAGTGGTTTCATTAGAAATTATTTGGCTACTCTGGAATTTATGCTTAGAATTGGTAGATTCTGAACAATTAGAGAGATAAATAATCCTATATATTAATCCAAAGCATGCCAGGACCTATTTTAAATTTCAATAAATGGAGATCAGTAAATGAATCCAAAAAATCAGGATTCGATTCTATCTATGAAAGCGCAGATCCGCCTAAGACTGCAGCCGAAATCAAGGCGTTTCAAACCTGGGTAGTCTACACTAAAAACGATACAACAATACTAGGGAAAAGCGGACCTAAAGGGGACGGAGTAGACGGAGTAATGACAAAAGGAGGAAACACTGAAAAGGCATGGAATCAATACGGTAAAGTTTATTTAGATGAAATAAGTAAAAAGACTGAAAAAAAGGAGGCGGATCCAATTAAAGGGATAGGACAGAGCAATGTTCCTAGCAATTTATCTGGGTTAGGCTGGTACGATAGCATGGCAGGAGTCAAACAGAAACTGGCCGTTGATAGGAAAAAATTTATATTAGCGTATTTTACATCTGGAGATTCTTGCGAAGCATGTAAAAGGATGGAAAACGAATTATTTAAAACGCCAGAATTCAAAGAATGGGTAGGTGTTGATGTTATTCCGTATGTTGCAACAATTCCGTCAGATGAAGCTGCTAAATCTAAAATCGATTTGATAAAAGAATACGAAGGATTTGCTAAGACTTTCAATGTAGCAGGATATCCAACTGTAAAAATAGTTGAATTATCTGATAATTCCTATAAAGTTAAGTTAACTAAAACATATAAAGGAGAAAAGGCCAGGGATTGGATCAATGATATTTCAAGATATGTCGAAGGAATCGGAAAATCAGTTGCCAAATCTGAAAAATTTGGAGAAGCTGAATACAATCAAATTATAAGTGGAATCGCACCAATTAGACTATCAATTGAAGAATTAATCAAGGAATACAATGAACTCTCTGAAAAGAGACTAGTCAAAAGTGTAGAAGGATTAAGCAAGACTCTAGAACAAATGCCAGATAAGCTTGCATGTGATTTAAAGTATACAGAATTTTGGAAGGTAAAGAGAAAATATTTAGATTCTAAAATAAATCCTACCGCAGAAAATGGAAACGATACTAAAATATACGCTAATCAATATTATAAAGCGAATACCAAAGGAGGCAAACAGAATAGCGAATATCGGAAGCTCAAGACTGCTTTAGATATAGATAAGAAAAAGATTGGAGAAATAATCGCAGAACTGGATAAAATCATTGCAATGTGTGATGGCATTAAACTAGGAGAGAGTCCGAAACCTAAAGAAGAAAAGAAAGAAGATAAATCTAAAATTCAAAAGACGGATGATACTAAGGATTTTTCAGACTTTACGATGGTTGGAAAAAAAGGAAAAAACAAACGTGGATCAGGTGAGACAGAAGAGGATCCAGGTCCAAGTGTAGATTCACAAATAGAAAGAACTGGAAAACCTAAAAAGGAGGAACCTAAAACTGTTAAATCTTTCTTAAAAAATCAAGCAAAAAAGAGGGGAATCATCAATTAAAATCTAATATATAATTAAAAAAATATAATTAGATGGCAAAAGTAAAAATAGGATCTTCGGTTTCTCAGATCAAAATCAGCACCAAAAAGAAAAGACCTGGAGTTCATGCCAAGTCTAAAAGTTCAAAATTAAAGTCAAGTAAGAATTATACCAAGTTCTATAAAGGACAGGGAAAATAAAAAAGGGATCTAATGATCCCTTTTTTTTCTTCTTCTATAAGGCAGATTATCTACCAATATAATTACCGGTTTTGGATGTGAACTCTGCATTCCAATTTCCCATGACAAGGCTATAGACTTTCCCAGGTCATCATTAATTAGCCACAGAGTATCTCTATTTTCCGAAGAGAGTGAAATATTAGTCTCTATGCTTTGAGAAAAGCAGGTGGATCCTAACATTCCAATTAAAAATACTAGACGTTTCATATAATTTAGATTGATAATAACATATCGATTAACTCCTGTTGAGGAAACATATCCACTTTACCTCTGATAACATTAGTATGAGAATACATTCCTGGAGTTTTTTCAGCTCTAGCTAGATCCAATACATCAAAACCATCAGCACCTTTAGCTCTTACATATTCTATTAAACCTACTCTAGGATCGATGTTGTACTTGTTAGCACAGTATAGAATCCAATTCTTTAAAACTCGGATCTGCTCGTCTGAATATCGGTGCCAAGACTGGAATCCTCTGAAAGGCTTTGCTAATTTTACTACCTGATTAGGATCTGCTGGACTGTTTACGTAGGTCTTACCGTTAACAATTTGACCCATGTTACAGACTTCGATTGCTACTGAGTTTCGATGCATTACTGAGTTTCCAGTTCCAGTATGCCAGCCGTATCCTCCTTCTGGAAAACATTGAACCAGATCTCCGTCGAATTTAGTATCTCCGTTTCTAACTGAAGGTCCTCCTAATATAAATTCAGTAGCGACATTACCGCGACTGTCTCTGGCCCACATATCAGCTACTTGATAAGGATTTTCCCAACCTGCAGTGTGATGTAAGAAGATCCATTGCTTTTTAACAGGCCCTGCGAAATAGGTTCCAGGAGGCATGTAGTGCTTTTTAATCTGAAGGGCACTTCCAACTTCAATGTTTTCTGAATTGTCAGTGTTTAGTATTCCCATGTGGGCCCATGTTCTAGGACCTACCACACCATCTACCGTTAAACCGTGTTTTTTCTGATAGCTTTTTACTGCTGATTCAGTTTTAGGACCGAAATCCCCATCTGCTGTGATTTTTAAAAACTCTTGAAGGGTTACGACAGCTGGACCCTTGCTTCCTTTTTTTAGTACCATAATTTATAGGTTATTTTTAATTAAGTGGTTTGCTTGAAGATGTTCCCAAAGGGTTTCATGAGAATAGCATATTGGATTGCCATTCTCGTCCTTTGCACCGTAATTGCCTAGAGGATCCAGGTCCCCTCTATCCTGAATTTTGCCAGTTGCAGGATCAAAAGTTCTGATTTTAGACCAGTCACGTTGTCCCCAATCATTTTCCCAGATAAACCAGTCGATCCATTCGATCCCAGCCTCAGTATAATGTGATTTAAAAGAACTGAGAAAGAGTTTAGAAGTCAATTCAGATACTTTATATTTGCCCTCCATCAGGTCGAACCCCATATTATAGAGTTCAGATAGATCCTCATTTAACTTCTTATAAGTGAGCATCAGTTCGATAAAATTAGCATAGGTCATAGAGCTCCAATGTTTACAAGTTCTTCTCTTACTTGTTCCCAATCTACAAATGGACGGTCTGATAATTTAGGATCAATCTTCAGAGGGCATCCTAATGCAGCATCATCAATATAGAGCTCAGCATAGCATTTTGGAGATCTGGTCCATCGATCCTGAGTTGGATTTCTTTGATATGAATAGAGGCGAATCTCATTTTCTGAGCACCATCTAAGAGCGGCAGCTAAATACTTTTCGTCTCTCATCGTCCACAGAATCAATTGATTGCCTGCTTCTACTAATTCTTTTAATACTGGAACTGCTCCGATATCTTTTCCTACATGAGGAAAATCATGAGTCACGCAGGTTCCGTCAAAATCTACTGCTATTATCATAATTTATTATACAAAAATCCGTTACTTGGTTTTCTTGAGACTTTACCGATCCATAAGCATCGCATCCGGCCTTAGAAGATTTACAGGAAATTAATATCGAAGATATAATAATAAGAATAATTATCTTTTTCATTTTAATTTTTTTATTATTTACTTCTTTTTGATTTTAATTCTCCATATTTACTGATAAAATCAGAATAGGAAATTATTTCCTCTACTTGATTCGCCTTTTTAAATTCTAGAGTAATATACTCAGGAAAAAATTGATTTAATCCTATTCCTATACAGAAGGTGAAAGTTTTCTTTTTAGACATCAGCATTTGATGCAAGTCCCAGTCTATTATGCTCTTTTTCATTAGTCTAAATCATCATTAAAGTCAAAGTCTGGAACATTTTGATCTTCCCAATTTAATAAAACATCTCCCAATTCCTCATTGACCAGATTTAAGATTGAAATTCTAACTCTTGGATCTTTATAAGGCAATCTTGAAACATTATATTTAATCTGCTCTAATTTATCAAGGGTCTCTCTTTCTAGATTATCAAGATATTTTTTAATGTCTTGTTCCATTTATTGATTTTTTACTATTATACTAGAATAATTTATTGAGTTTTAAGAATAAATAAAATAAAAGCATAAATTATGAAAAACTTTAAGAAGATTGGAAGAATATATGAGATGCAGGATACGATGAATAACTATCCACCTGAACTCTTAAGCATGACGGTTGGTGATCTTTTAGACAAGATGGAATCTATGGATTCAATGAGTAGCACTGACTATGAAAGTCTTGGAACTCTTTTAACTAAAGTGACGGGAGATGTTTTAGCTGGAACTGGATATGTTGCACCGGCTTCAGACGTTCCGACTGGAACAGCAATGGAACCTACAGTAACTAGCTCAACTCAAATTAGTCCAGAAGACCAGGCAGCTAATTCAATGGCCGCAGCTGCAGACTCAGAAATGCCAGCGGTTGATTTCGCGTCAACTGATTCTACAACAGACGACGATTTAGAAAATTTTAATTTCTAATGAATCTATTTAATTTTGATCAGTTCGTGACCGAATCATTTGGCGCAATAACAATCGTTAGAAAGCCAGTAGGGCAGTTAAATGAGCCTGACGTTGCAAATCCGGTCCCAAGTCTGATCAATACTGGAAGAGCATCATCTGTTCCTAAGCATTGGAACAATTCTCCGTTTATGTCTGGAGGATATTATGGAGCTAATCCTGAAGAGAAGAAAAAGAAAAAAAGATCTATTTTAAAATATAAAGATTTTAATAAAAAGAAAAAAACCAAGAAAAATGGGATACGTTAAATCGTTTAAGAGTTTTAACAATGATGCAGGTAAAGCAGTTAAGACTCGAAAAATTGAAGAACAAGACACTGGACTAACTTTAGGAGGCGACGATCCTCAGTTCAAGAATCAACAAGATGAGATTAGACTCTTAAGATCTTCTATCAACAAGATGGAAAATGATCTTGTTCAGAAAAAGAATGAACTTAATACTAAGGTTATATCCCTTGAGAATGCAGTTAAGCTCAAAGAAGAACAAATAAAGGCGGAAGAAGAGGCTAAAAATGCAGTAAAAACGGCTGAGCCTTTAACCGCGGAAGAACAATAATTTTGAAGTACTTATCTACATATGATCAATTTTCTCTGAATGAGACCGAGCAAAAAGTGGTTTATCCTACTAATTTTGCAGGCATGGTAAGAGGAGCAGTTGCAAACATTCACAGCCAGATACTTGCAATCGCACAGGAATTGGCAAATGAAAAGCGGGCAAGAAACCCTTATCGTTATTCAGATTCAAGTGTTAAGATCGGAAACGTTCAAGAAGTAGATATTGCTAGAGCGATTAATCTACTCTTTCATAGTGATTGGAAGAAAAAGATGAAAGTTCAAGATATCAGAGGATGGGCAAGAGAAAGCATTGAGCGTGCAAACAAGCACGATGACCGATCCAATAAAAAGAATCAGCGTGCTCTTAGATCGATGAATAAAGAGAAGAAGGATAGCTATTCAATGGATCTAGGTAAAATGGGATTCAGCAGAGCGGAATTATAAAATAATTAAAGAGATGACCGAGTTAGAATTGATACAGGACATAAATGATGAGGTTACCTTTTCTGGAGCCCTTCCCTATTCGCTGCCTGAGAAAGAGTTAAAGAGGATCCTGGAGATAGATTCCAGATTTTTCTACGATAACTGGAGACATGCAGTTGAACCCCGATATCTTCTATTACCAGTTGAACTCTTTGATAATCCTCAGTTTAAAAAATTCAGACAGATACAATTGCCTGAATGCGTACAGTTCGTAACTGATCTAAAAGAGGCAAAAGGCGCCTCTATCTTTGCCACAATGGACCGGGATTTTGCTGAGAGCAAGTTCATCGGATCCGAAGTCTATTTGACTCCATTCATGGGAGAGTCGATCATGTATCGAACCGTAATATTTTCATTCCTAGATTTAACCCGAGGGCTTATCTTAGATACTATTGCATATGACTACAATAGAAATACCAATCTCTTAGGAGTGGTAGGAAGAACCCCTAGAGTGAACGCAGTAGCGAAGATACTTAAAAAGATAGACCGGGATAAATTATACGAAGATGAGATGTTTCAAAGATATGTGAGAGCCCATGCTAAAGTAAGACTGGCTCATATGCTACAGACCTTTAATTATCAATTACCTGGAGACATCACCTTAAATTATCAAAGCATTGTTGCAACCGCTGAAAAAGAGATGGAAGCTGTTAATACTATGATGAAAGGAGAAAATACCACCGACTGGATGTGGATGCATCGTCAATAATAAATAATAAATATGAAAGCCAGATCTTTTACTCAGTTTATAGCAGAATCAGAAGAGAAATGGGTCAAAACTGATCCAGTTGATTTTAGATTAACTGGACCTTCTCGAGTAAGAATAAGTGGAGACACTTTAAAATATAAAATCTTAAAATACATATATGCTTCAGAAGATCACGGAAGGTCGTATAGCGATATTTTAAAATACATGATCGAAGATGTTTTAGGAGAAAAGTATCAGGCGACTGAGCACAGAGGAAGATACGCAACGTTCTTACAAGGAATGGGAAGATCAAGGCTTGGGATACTTACTCAATATTGTAAAAGGAATGATATTGGCAGATGGGTGCTAACTGATACTGCGTTGATTAGACATTTTGATCGGCTTAAAGAGGAAGGAAAAATCAAGACTGAAAGTCAGATGAGCCCGCTTTCTGCTGAAGAACAGGATGCTATGAAGACTTTAAGAGAGCTTGGAATAAATATAAACCCTTGGGCATAATATGGGAAACATTAGAGATTTTTATATGGTAGATGATCTAGATCCGGATTTTGTTCCAGATCAAGCGGAAGTATATAATGACTTAGAAGCCGCGATCAATCAAGTTAAATTAACGCTTTTAACTAAAAAAGGAGAAGTTTTAGGCGAACTTAATTTTGGATTAGATATAGAAAAATACCTATTTGAATTTGAAATGGATCCATTTGGATTAGCAGAGGATGCCAATTCTCAAGTTCAAACTTATGTATCAGAAGCTAGAAAAAGAGCGCTTTCACTCTCTCCTGGTTACATAACAGATGATAAGGATCGCAAAATTTATATACTTCAGATATTAGTAGACGAACAAAAAACTCCTTTTGCTATCTTATATGATTAAAAATCCGGGGAGCCACCCTTGTTTTAAATCTTAGTTCCGCACGATGGACAGAACTTCCAACTTGATTTTTTAAGACGAGATCCACAATCAGTGCAGTAGTTTCTGATCTCTTTTACTTCTACTGGTTTTTGAGATTCTGGTAAGATCTGCAAGTGAACTGTATTACAGGTCCACCCATTGAAGGAAGAATCATCAGTCGTGAATCCTTGGTCGGATCTTTCTCCCTTTTCAGAGCGACCTGTCTCCATGAAATTCATGTTTAGATTTGCATTGATTGAACTATTCTGTCCAATGATATCATTAGATCCTCCGACCGACGACGTAAAATAAATTTGGTTTTGAGTTGTTCCTCCATAAACCGGTTGACTCATAGGATCATACGTCCATGTTGAGTTAATTGGAAAAACCGTCAAACTCGATGATGGAATCACTTGATCATAAAACTCGACTCGTACTCGGCCATTGAGTTTAATTGCTTCCGCGACTAGCTTGTAGGTTTTATCAACTTCATAGGTCTCAAATAAGAACTTTTTAGGTTCATCGATCCATCTCTCTAGGAAGACTCTTTGTCCTGGCTTGATCACTATTCCTGCATCGGAGATTGAGACTCCATCGAGGTAGATCTTAGCAAGGACCTTTGTTGTTTTGGGATTAAAGAGCTCGATCTCAAAATGAGTTCCGCTCTTTAGATAGACTGTTTCG